GTTTCTTTCCAATCTGAGAGCAGCCTAATTGGTGAGCGTTATAGTACCCACATTCAGGGCATTTACTTTTTTGCTTTTTCATGGGTGCAAGATAATATTTTTTTTAATACCTTTGTTTTCAACTAAAAAAAATTACGTTATGGCTATATTCCCTAAAGATAAAAAAACCGAAAGTGTAAAAAGTCCTTTAAAGTATAATAAAAAAACTGGAGTCCTTACAAAAGGAAGAACTACTTGGGAGTTATCTAACGAATATCCTTATATGCCGGAAAAGACAATTAAAAAAGCTGTCTCTATAACTATGCCTTGGAAGAAAGATTCTAAAAAGGATCGTTTCTACAAGATAAATGAAGTTAGCGATACATCTGGAGGTGAGAAGAGAATTATTAAATCTAAAGAAGTTAAGATAGATAACAAAGGCAATAAAACTAAGAAGAAGATTGATGGTAATATTACCACTACCAAGATTAAGAAGGCAGGAGGAAATTCTCGTATCTCCATTACTGATGCTAGTACAGGTAGAAAATACTCTGCTAAAAATGCTATTGCTGCTAATAGAAAGGTTAATAAATTAAAGAGATCATAAGACATGGCAAAGGTTCAGAGTACATCCAATTTCAAGAAGAAGCCAAAGGTTAAAAGACCGGGTGTTCACGCTAAGACAAAAATGTCTCAGTGCAAGACTTCTAAGAATTACGCTAAACCCTATAGATCACAAGGATGATGAAAGACTCAAGATTAACGAGAGCAGGTGTTACCGGTTTTAATAAACCGAAGAGAACTCCAGGGCATCCTAAGAAAAGTCATATCGTTGTAGCTAAAGAGGGAGAGGATATTAAGACTATCCGCTTTGGACAACAGGGCGTGAAGACTAATCAAACTACCGGACAAAGAGAGGCGTTTAAGTCTCGTCACGCTAAGAATATATCTAAAGGCAAATTGAGTGCTGCTTACTGGTCCGATAAAGTAAAATGGAGTCCAAGTAAGACGGCACAGCCTAAAAACAAAAAATGGGTAAAGGGATCATGAAAAAATTAAACAAATTGGGAGTTGAGAACTCTCTATGGAACAATATTAGAAAGAAGGCTCAGGAGAATAAAGCTACTGGCAAGAAACCTAATAAACCGAGCAAGCCTATGCTCGTTCAAGAAAAGAAAATAAAGGCAACAGCCAAAAAGAAAAAATAGTATATTTGCTTAAATATTTTATACCATGAACGCATTCGACTTAAATAGAAAGGAATATATCCGAGTTAATAACGCTGGAGGAGATCTACTTACTGATTTTAGTAAGGTTACTTTTTTAACTTCTTTTGTATTAACCGCTGATATTCTTGAATCTTTACCTACAGAATATGCTCCAGGCACAATTCTAGGTTCAAATGAAAATTTAATAGATAATGCGGAAGCGTATTGCACGGATAGATATCTTAATTCAAATGGCTACGCCTGTTACATCGCTGAGATGGGTATTTTGAATAGTGCTACAAATGTTAACATTCCATATGCAAAGATAAATGTGTATATGATGGATGGGATACCAGATCCTAACGCTTAATTAAATTAATATGGCAACAATGTACACCACCGCAAAGGTTAACCCTCTAACAGGGATGACCACTGATAATAATCCTAAAAAGGAGGCTCGTCAAGAAAAAAGACAGATGAGAAGAGATGAGAGAGCTTTGAACAAAAGTCTTAACGAAGGGATTAAAAAACAAGGTAAAGGTTTAAAACAGTACTACAAAGGCACTCCTGTTGAAGAGACTGCATCTACTCCAAAAACAAAAGACTGGAGAGATAACGCTAAACCAAACAAGGGTGGAAAAAAAGGTGAGATCGTGCGAGGAGGCAGCGGAGGCCGACCAAATTATAAAAAGATGGACAGCTCTTGCAAGAAACCTAAATAGAATCTCGGTTCATAAAGATAGATTTAATTGAATCATAAGATAGTTTGAATAGGCGTGGGTTTCCCATGCCTATTTCTATTACGGTGTATTCTGGTACCAACTCGTCAACTTGGCGTATTGACATTACATCCCGGATATCAAACATAGTGGCTACTAATTGTTCTGTTGGAGTAAGATCAAAGAAGTCCACTCCTCCGCTATTGGTTAGGACCTCCATAGCCTCGATGTAATAACCTCTAATCAACATTTGGTCTTAGGATATGTCGAATTAGTCTACGTAGGTTCTTTGCGTCTCTATAGGAGAGAGGGATTAATTGTCTACCCTTCTCATCGCTTATAGCAAAGTCTACCCCTGCTCCATTGGCCCACTCTGTTACTTCGAGTAACTTGCCTTCCTCCTGGTCGTGGAAGAAAGTCTTCTTAATTTTTTTTGTGTACATTTTCTTTGAATCTTAGTAATTGATCTTGATCGAGTACATACGAATCTCCTGTTCCAAGGTTACGTATATTTTCTTCTAACTTGACATCCTGTGATCTAGCGTATCCAGGAAAACGAATTGTGTAATCATCTTCTACAATGGCGAGGACATACATATCCATCGGCTGAGAGTTTAACTTAACAATCATACGGCCTTGAGGAAGGCGAGTGCTTTTGACATCTATAGTTAAGTGTTTAAAAATACAATCAGGCTGACCTGCTGTATCGTCTCCAAAAGATAAACTAAAGTGAATGTTGTGCCACTTGCAGAAGGCGTATTCTGACAGGCACCCATCAAAGTCGATTTCAAAGCCCGACTTATCCGAAGCAAACTTTTGATCCACTACGTTTTTCTTTCTACTTAAAAATGATCTTGTAGAGGCAAATGTTCTAAGAAAATGCACCTCAGATTCGTTCAATTTAATTGTCATGCGGATAGTCCGTTTTGATTATTGTTGCCATTATCTAAAAAAGACGCAATAGCAATTAGGCACGCAATAGCTAAGGCTAAAATAAACCAGTTATTCATAGTTACAAAGGTATAAATAATTTTATAAAGTTAATGAAAAGATATTAACATGAAAGTGTTAAGATCCACAGTAGAGGCATCCCTCCTCATCGTCATCATTATTTTGATTTAAGGAGGTTCGAATAGCCTCCATTTCAACCTGAGCATCCGTCCAGTCGGGGTGCATGTTCTTAATTAAGTGTTTTAAAAAAAGCAAGTTATTTTCCATATTTTTTATCTTCTTCGTATTCGTAATCCATTAAAGTTACTATCACCGGGGTGTATGTATCTTTTTCTTCATTGTATGTCATCCATAGCTCTTCGTAGGTAGACGGCAAGGTCGAGGGTTTCTTCATATGCTTCTTTTATCCAATCTTTCAAAATTAGATCTTTTCTGTCAACTGTGGTCCCATATTCTTTCAAACCTTTTTCCTCTCTTTTACGAAGATCTGCAATTACTGCTT